CCGCGCACCGACCACCCCTTGACCAGCCTTTGCCCGCCAAGTATCACTACACGCCAAACCCTTATGGATTCATCAACCCCGCTCGTTGTCGTCCGCCCACAATCCATCCGCATCGACCGCGCGAAGGAACAGCAGTTCGTTCTGGACGCGCTCCAACTGCTGAACAAGACCCGCCAACTCCAGGGATGGAACGGCCAAGGAACCTATGAACGCGGGTCCTGGCTGTGGCGTCGAGCCGTCGCTAGCCGAAGGTATGCCGATGACTTCAGCGACCGCCTGAGCGACCCGCGAATGAAGCTCTGGAACGTCTCCAACAAGTCGCTCAACCTCGTCAGCGTCACCATCGACCAGCACAAAGCCAAGCTGACCAAAGACTTCACGAGCAACGGCTTCGTTGCTCTTAAGCCGCGCGGTCCCGAAGACCAGTCCTACATCCTCAAACCTGCCGAGGAATACCTCCAAGAACGGATCCTGCGCACCCGACTGGGTCGCATCATCAAGGAAGACGCCATCGCCGGCACTCTTGTGCGTGGTGAATCCGTCTTCAAAGCCCTGCCCAACGCCCGCACCCGGACCATCACTGAAGAAGTCCGAATCCTACTGCACCCTCGATCCGATGGCCAACCAGGCGTCGAACCCGCTCGCGACAGCGCCGGTGGCTTCATCACCGAAAAAGACCAGTGGCTGGTCCATAGCGAGGATGAAAGCATCGAAGTGCTCATGCGCGACCCGCGCACCCAGCGCCCTCGCGGTGGCGTGCCTGTGTACAGCAAGACCACCAAGAAGGTGGCCACCACCGTGGCGGAGCCGTTTGGTAGCGACATCAGCTTCCCGTTCTGGGCCGACTTCGTAGCTGATCTCGATAAGCCGGACCTGAACGCCTGCACCCTGAAAGCCCACCTGTTCGAAGCCAAGCCGGACGATCTCTGGGACATGCTGCCCAAGCACCTGCTCACACCCAGCGCGGAGGAGTACTGGAACCAGGCCAACCAACCCTCGGGTGGTGATGCCATGCGCATGAAAAGCGAGCAGTCCTACTACCGCTGGAAGCAGGGTGAATCCCCGGACAACACCTCTGGCGATGTCGCCACCGATGCCATCAGCGGCACCAGGCTATACGCCGAAATCTGGATCCGCTACGACCTCGATGGCGATCGTCACCGGGAAGACCTGTGCCTGCTCGTGGACGTCGAGATGGCTTACCCCATCAGCTACGGCCACGCGCACGAAGTACTCGGCTCACAGACCCGCCGCCACCCGTTTGGCGTCATCTCAGAGAACCCCGAAGAGAAGCGCTGGTATGGCCGCGGCCACTACGACAAGTACAAAGACATCGTCGAGGAGATCGATGCCGACCTAAACCGCCTGAGCATTGAGAAGGCCAAGTCTGGAACGCTCATCTTCGAGAAACGCCTCGCCACCGAGGAAGGCCGCGCCGGTCTGCCTCTCGAGTTCCGCTCACCGCGCACATTCAAGCTCACTGACCAGAACACCGCGAAAGAAGCCTGCTCGACTGTCAGCGTGACACCGATCACGGAGCCAATCGAGCAGAGCATGAGCAACAACCTCACCGCCTACCTGTCCCGCACCGGCGGAGTCACCCCAGGCGATACGCAAGGCGAGCAACTCGCCGCGAACACCGCCACCGGTCTGCAAATCCTCCAGGAAGTCAAAAACGACACCATCGAGGCAATCCGCGAGCAGTTGTTCGACGGCATCACTCTCACCGATGGCCTGATCGGCATCCTGCGCCTTTTCTGTGAACTCGAACTGATGAACCTGAGTCCGGGCCAAGTCCGCGCCCAGTTCGGTAATAGCCGCACCGCCACTGGTCGGAAAATGCCTGTGCTGGCACCCGTAACGGACGCAGACGGACAACCCGTCATTGGTCCCGACAACAAACAGATCCTACAGCCAGCCACCCAGCCCGTCATCGATCCGGCCACCGGCCAACCTGCCATCGGCCCGGACGGCCAACCCGTGCTCGAGCCTGTCATGGAAGACGAGACGGTGCCAACTGCGGACAGCCTCACCAGTTGGGCGCAGACCCTGACGCCCGAGCGAATCCACTTCATGGTGCAACTCGTGGTCACGCGCAGCCAGTCGAACCAGATCGTCCAGAACAACGAGAACATTCAACTGATCTACGAACGCTTCCTGAAGTACGGCCAGACATTCGGCGCTGAACTCATGGAGATCATGAAGCCCAGCTTCGTGCAGATGCTGATGGCACTCGACGAGGAGGATCCGGAAGCCACTCTCGACGAGTTGGTCCAACTCATCGCTCAGAACCCACAGGCTGCACAGCAAATGGGCAACACCGAGGCTGGACCAGCCATGCCCAAGCAGCAGCAAGGCATGACGCCACCCAAGACACCCGCCAGCCTCGATAAACCGCGCATCACCGGCAGACCCAAACCCACCGCCCCAGGCCAACCCGGGCCACAACCCGAACCACCAGCCCCAGCAGCCGCGCCCGTAAACCCTGGCATCTAAAAATCCCCAGCACCGAGGGGGATTTATTTTCTCCATAATACCCATGAACTCCATACCCGACATCCCATCTGAACTCGAAGCCGAGAAACGCCTGCTGCAAGCCGAGCAGGAACGCATCCAGTCAGCCAAGCGCCGGCGCGATAGCCTGACCGCACTCGCCGGCAATGCCGACTTCATCAACGGCTGGATCAACGGCTACCTCGTCGACGACCGGGACGAGAAACTGCGCCAACTAGAGACATGCCTCGTCGAAGACCTGCCCATCGCCCGACAGCGCTACCTCGACGCCAAAGCCATGCTCGAAGCCATCTGCACCGACATCGCCGACATCTGCGCAACTGCGCGCTGATTTTTCTCTTGTGACTTTTCTTCCAACAAGGTATCAATAAACGTCTAACTCCCACCACTATGGAACGCCTCGGACTACAATACAACGCAAGTGGCGAGAAGCGCCAAATCCAAAATGCTTTTGCCAATATTGCGGCCAGCACCACCGACGGCGCCTTAATCGCAGCCGTCGCCGGCAAACGGATTGTGATCCTGAGCGTCTTTGCACATCTGGCAGATGCCTCTGAAACCAATGTGACCCTCAACTCGAAGGGCAGTGGCAGTGGCACCGCCATTTCCAGCACCAAGCAAGTCATTGCCAACGGCGGTTGGGTCGTGACACGCGGCTGCGCAACCGACTTTCTCTATCAAACCAAACGCGGCGAAGGACTCACCGTGACGACCGGCACCGGTTCCACCGTAGGAATCGACGTGTCTTATCTCTTGGACGACTGATGCACTTTGGCCCTCCAGATATTCTGCGCTCAATGCTGCTCACCCGTGCGGGTGGGCTGAATGCATCCTTAACACCACCACGCACGGCACCCGTGCTGATCGTGACCGCAGAACTGGCCAGCACCACAGCCAATCTATCATGGACCGCCAGCAATAAAACGACCAGTCCAGGATTCGGCTACAAAATCGAACTGAACATCAACAGCGCTGGGTGGAATGTCTTGGATTACACCACATCACTCACTCTCAACGACAGTCATAGCGGAGCTACCGGCGAAACATACGCTTACCGCATCACGCCATACAATGATGCTGGGGAGGGGCCAAGTAGCAATACTGCCGAAATTGTTTTGCCGGGGGAGTTTGAAGGGCCGGAATTGCTCGGCCCCAACAACACAACAACGCCGCAATATGTCTCCACCGACTTCACCATCACTTGGTCTGCCGTTTCTGGTGCAGCTACCTACGAAGTCTATGCGTCCTCAACCGACTCTGGATACACCCTCTGGCAAGCTGGCATCACCGATACATCGCTGTTCGTCCTTTTCTCTGCTGCCTTTGGCGTCGCAAGCTGGTGGTACGTGGTGGCCAAAGATGGCGGTGGCAACACCTCCACCCAGAGCAACCACCTCAACTGCACACCGATCAGCCCAACGGCTACATCCCGAAAAACTCAGGATAACACCACCCGCGCGCTTGAAAACAACACCACCAGAACTTTAGAGGCATAACCCCATGGCTGGAAAAATCACAGATCTAACCGAACTCACATCCGGCAACCTCGCGGATGGCGATCTCATGGAGGTGCTCGACGTCTCTGATACTTCCATGTCGCCGGAAGGCACCAACAAAAAGACACTGTGGAGCAGCATCGTCAGCAAGCTAAAAACCTACTTCGACACACTTTACGATGCCGCCGGCGCTGCGTCCACAGTGGCTAGCAACCTTTCGAGCCACACCGGCAACACGAGCAATCCTCACAGCGTAACCAAGGCCCAAGTGGGTCTGACCAACGTCACCGACGACGCGCAGACCAAGGCTGCGGTGGTTCCGAATACGGCCCCCAGCGCGGGTCAGTTACTTGTGGGCAATGCCGGCGGCACGGCCTACGCTCCAGTATCACTCAGCAGTGACGCTACCGTAGCTAGCACAGGCGCCCTCACGCTCGCTACGGTCAACAGCAATGTCGGCACCTACGGCAGCGCCACCAAGGCGTCAGTGGTGACGGTGAATGCCAAGGGTTTAGTGACCGCAGTCAGTGAATCCACGGTCACTCCAGCAGTTGGATCAGTCACTGGACTCGGCACGGGAGTTGCCACATCTCTTGCCGTCAACGTAGGTACCGCTGGCGCTCCAGTAGTGAACGGCGGCGCGCTTGGAACCCCATCCACGGGCAGTCTGGCAAACTGCACTGGACTCCCTATATCAGGACTGACTAGTTCTACCAGCACGGCACTCGGCGTTGGCACACTTGAACTCGGAGCAGCATCAGACACGACTTTGGCCCGCAGCAGCGCAGGCAACATCACAATCGAAGGCAACTTGGTTTACCGCGCAGGTGGTAGCTTTGTTGGGATGCCAATCGAACTCGGATACGCTTGTTCAGACGAAACAACGGCACTCACGACGGGAGAGAAAGTCGCATTCTATGCGCCGTTTGCTTTCAATCTGACCTCGGTAGAAGTCTGCGTTACGACCGCACCAACAGGCTCAGCCCTGACCGTCGATGTCGAGAGTCCAGCCGGAACTTCGCTGCTGTCCGCAGTGGCATCCATCTCCGCGAGTGCCTTCACAGCCACAGGCAGCGTCTCTGGCGGCACTCAATCCGTCGCGAAAGGTGCTCGCGTGTCCATAGACATCGACCAAATTGGATCAACAATCGCTGGAACAGGATTGAAAGTGACCCTCATCGGAACACGCGCATGAACCTCGTAAATCCATACTTGTTCGCTGCTGCTGGGAATACTGACCCGTATTTCAGCAACGTCGTTTTGCTAGCTCATTTCGATGGCACAAACGGAGCGACGACAACAACCGATTCATCTAGCTACGCACGCACAATCACTCTGAATAACGGGACAGTGCTTTCGACGACTTCACCCAAGTTTGGCACTGCATCGCTTCTCACCGACGGCTCCGACGATTACGGATCATGCGCGGCTTCCACTGATTTTTCCTTCGGCACCGGAACCGATTTCACTGTCGAGTTTTGGTTGAAAAGCGATTCAACAGACCCAGACGGATGTGGCATCGCTTTGCAGGGCAGCTCTTTTTACGTGACCCTAATCAGCGGTTCTCTGTATTTCGGCAACGGGGGAGTGAATATGGTGGTCGCTTCATGGTCGGGAAAAAACGACGCATGGCAATTTGTCATGGCGCGACGGATCGGAAGCACCTGCGAACTATTCATCAATGGCATATCACAAGGAACCTACGGATCGTCCGTATCTATTGGCGGAAACGCTGAACTCAGGATGAACTACGCTGCCGTCAGCGGCAGTTTTGGCAAAGGCTATATAGACGATCTCCGCATCACCAACGGCGTTGGACGCGCTAACGCTGTCCCAACCGCTGCTTTCCCTGACTCATAATGAGACAACTATACAACACACTCACTGCTTCACTGCACCCCTATCCACGCACGGATGACGAGGATGTGTTTGAGTTGGAGCCTGAGTACATCATCATGCAGGTCGTCAATGCCGACCAACCAAACTTCGACGCAGAGACAGAGATACTTGTGCCAGCGCAGATCATTGACACCAGCACGAAAACGGTGACGAACGGGTGGAGGCGAGAACCAAAGCCTGAGCCAGTCTATTTGCCTGTCAGCGTGACCATGCGCTCTCTCCGCTTGGCGCTGATTGCCCAAAACCTGTATCAAGTAACAGTCGCAGCCATCAACGGCATCCCGGATGCTACAGAAAAACTCAAAGCGCAGGTTTGGTGGTCGACCTCGCCAATAGTCATGCGCAATAATCCATACGTGATCGCCATTGGAACCGCCGTTGGAAAGACCGCACAAGAAATCGATCAACTTTTCTTGTCGGCCAAAACTCTCGATCTAGCATAAAACATGGATCCCCTGGAAATGCTCAACCATTGCAACCTGATCCTTGGTCGGGTTGAAAAACTCTGGAAGATCGCCATTGCCATCATGGCCACCACCATCGGTGGCGTGGTATGGGGAGCTAGGCTGGAATGGCGAGTTGCCTTAACAGCCGCCGAAGTCGACGCCGTCAAAACAAAAGCCGAAAACACTGCGCTCGATGTCTCCCGCATCAAAGGGCACATGGGCATAACCAAGACCACGTCGCCAATACCACCGCAGCAAACCGCAGCCCTCCCTCCCTGCACCGATCCCGAACCCGAACAAACAACACACTAAACCACCATGAAAAAGAAACTCCTCCTCTGGCTATCACTCGGCACCAAAGTTGCCTCCATCGGTGCCGGACTCGCCTCCCTGCCTGTCCTGTCCCTGCTGCCTGCTCAATACGCCGGATACGCAGCCCTGGCGTTCGCTGGTGCCAGCATCCTCAAAGACACCACCAACCGCCTCGGCGACCTCGCGGACGATGGCGTGCTCAACAACAGCTACAAGGGCAACTGACCATGCTCGCCGAGATCCTTCCTGATGCTGCCAGAGCGCTCGGCATGGGCGCTCTGGTCGTCACCGTAACCATTTTTACTCTGATAGCCACCTTCCGACCATGACACGCACGCCCACCGAATTCCTCAAAGAGTTTCAACGCCGCGCTGGGCTGCTGGACGATGGTGACGCAGGAAAATTGACCAACGAAGCGCTGGACCGCGTGTTCGGCGTGGTGCCACCCGTGACCAGCACGACCACGACCGGCATCGTCCCAGCCTCAATCAGCGGCCTGATATCGACCGCCACCCTACAATCACGGCTCGCTGCCGCCATCATCGATCAAGGCCGGCGCTTCTGCGGACTCCAGGAAGTCCGACCCAACCAGAACTGGGACAACCCAGACACCAAAGGTGCCGACCTCGATCTGGTCACTGAACTGCGCGAGGGCATGCGCAAATCACCATGGGAACCAGGCTGGGCATACTGCGCTGCGTTCGCCGAGTTCATCGTCGCCACCGCGCTCGCCAAGGTCGGAGCAACGCCAGAACAGGTCGCCAAGTTCCGAGCCGTGATGAACCCACACTGCATGACCTCCGTGGAGGCATTCAAAAGCCGCGGCCTGCTTTCACAAGTCCCCGTCGCTGGCGCCATCTGGCTCGCACAGCACGGGAGTTCGAGTAACGGTCATGCCGGGCTCATCGTGAAGCCGCAGGATCCGTCCATGGCCACCATCGAAGCCAACACGTCCTATGGATCCGGAGGCGATCAACGCGAAGGCGACTGGATCACGAGCCGCATCCGGCCTATCGCTGGCCCAGGAGAACTCCACACCCGTGGCTTCATCCACCCCGAGCACATGCTGAAACTCTGCGGCATGCTCTGATATGGACAACCCCGCAGCCACCCTACCTGCCAGCGCGCGGCTGATGCAAGACTTTGACAACAACATCGCCAAACCCTGCCGAAAACACCAACTGCCGCCCAGACTCAACTGGGAAGGTATCTGGACCATCGCCTGCCCCAGCGGTTGTTGCTACTACACCAACGAGGACCGCCCGCTCGACCTGATCATCCGCTACCGCGCCACGCCCCTGTGATTTTTCTTGTGCAGTTTCAATAAACGTCATACTTTCGACCAATCCCCCCAACATTTATGGACCCACTCGACGAATTCGCAGCACTCGAAGCCAGCAGCGCAGCCGCCATACCCACGGCCCCCGTCAGTGTGCCCACCGAATTCCTGCCCGAACCTGAACCCGGCACGACCGTCAACGTCACGATCAACCCGTTCGAGGCACCAACCCCAGCGCCGGTCCAGCAGGAGGCCCCCGCGCCAGTACCCGCGCCCGCGCCGGTCCAGCAGCCTGCTCAACCTGTCGAGCCACAGGTTGTCACGGACATCCCAGACAAACTGCAGCGCCGAATCTATCTCCACGAAGGCATCAGCGACGAGCAGCGCCTCGTGGCCCAACTGATCGGAGCCAACCCAGGCCTCGACATGCACGCTATCATGGCCGCAGCCAACGCTGCCATGGGCCGCACGCCAGCAGCACCGGCACCCGTTGCTCCAGCCAAAGTCGAAGCCGCCCCAACAGTAGTGGCCGCAGAACCACAAGGTGAAGTGCTGACGGTCGAAGCCACAAAAGCACGCTTGGCGCAGATCAAAGCTGAACTCAAGAACCTGAGCAGTGTCGTGGATGAAGCGCAGTATAACGCTCTCCAAGACGAACGGTCGGACCTGCTCGAGCAACTGCCGTTCATGGTGCAGTCTCAAGAGACGGCGAAGCAACAGCGCGCGATCCAGGAGGTTGAAGAAGCCAACCAGATCGACGCCTTCATTGCTCAATCTCGCGCCGAAGCCGCACGGGATTACCCACAACTTTCCGCTGACATCTGGGACAAGATCCAAGACCCAAGCGTACCACTCACTGCAATCACTGACCCATTTGCGCAGGCTTACGCCGCACAAGTGCGTCAAGACCAGGCCACCAATGCACCCACGATGCAACTGCCCAACTATGAGCAGATCACCGCTGCACTGGTCGCGCAGCAACTCGGCGTACTGCCAGTTGCCCGCGCATCGCAACCCGCCGCGCCAGCACGCGTCGTCCAGCAACCCGCTCCCGCACCTACTGGCTACCAGCCGCAGGTCGTGATGCCGGCAATTTCCGGACAACAGCATACCAGCGCGGATCGCGTCACCACTCAGCCCGCCAACCCATTGGCCAACATCCAAGCGGATCTCCAGCAGGCAATTGCCGCTGAGAACTACGACGAGATCGAGCGCCTCAATGGACTCATGGCTGGAGGCCCAGCGCCCCAGACCCGAGGGCCGAACTATTCCATCAGCTACGCAGCATGACCAGTGGCCTCGTGCCCTGATCCAAGCCACCCGCTGATCGAGTTCCAATAGACGCATACCCGCCGGCCACGATGCCGGCAGTCAGAGTCACCACACCCACGCCCGCCGTGCCTGCATGTCCAGGCTGTCCCCGGCTGCGTCATCACCCGCCCAGCGCTCCACCGCGCTTTGGCATGACCCACACACCGCCCTCACCGGCAAACCACCACCATGGCAAACCCATCCGCACCCACTACCGCGCAGATCGTATCTGCGCTCGGTACCAACTCCCAGGAACAAGCCTGGGTCCGTAACGTCGTTGCCGGCTCGCTCGGCAAAAACCCCTTCACCCGTCTTTCCGGCGGCATGATGGGCGGCAAACCCATCATGACGCACGGGGAGTTTAAAAACCTCCGTGGCCAAACCGTGAACATCACCGTCGAGGCACCCCTCGGTGGACCTGGTGTCCAAGGCAGCGCCAATACCCGCTCGGGCAATGGCGAAAACATCAAGCGCTACGTTTTCAGCGTCTCCATGGGCAACCACTGGAACGGCATCAGCCAGAACAACATCACGGCAGCACAGACCGTCATGGGCCTTGGCAGCTTCGACCTGAACGTCCGCGACAAATTGAAGCCATGGTTCGCCCAGGCTCATGCGTGGACAACCGAAGCCGAACTGCGCGCCAACGCAGCCACCAACGCTGCACGCCTGCGTCTGTGGGGCGGTTCCCGCATCAGCACCGCCACCCTCGGTGGTGCCGACACTGCGGACCAGAACCTGTTCCGCAAGATCAGCGAGCGCCTGACAGAAAACCAGGCCATGCCGTTCGCGGTCGCCAAGAAGAACAATCAAGAAATCGAGAAGTTCCTCATCATGGCACCGTCCCGTGCGCTGGAAGACCTCCACGCCACTGGTGGCTGGCAGACGCTGCTCTCACAGAGCGGCATCCGCGGAGCCGACAACTACCTGTTCACGGGAGAATTCCCTGAATGGGCAGGATCCGTGATCATGCCATGGCAGGTGCAGAACAGCACCGCCGATGGCCCACAAGGCAGCTTCTGCAGCCCCGTGGCCTACCTCGGTAGCGGAAATGTGAATGCCAAAACTGTGGCAATCCCAGCAGGAACAGCCGCATTTACAGTGTATGGTGGGGGCAACTATGCAGCCGCCATCCTAACTAACCGCTTGTACTTCCAGTTCTTCCCGGGTGCTGAGTTCAAAATGTTCGAACAGACCAAGATTGCGCAGGAAACCTCTGCTACGAAGTATCTTCTGGGCCGTGACATCACGACTGGCAAGTTCTTCATGATCAGCTACACGACCACCGATGGCAACACCATCACTGGTGTCAAAAAGCTGGGATCCGTCTCTACCGGCACCGTTGCCACAACCGTTGGCTCCGTGGTCTACAATAGTACCGCTGCTTGGAACACCCTGATGCTGGACGCCAACGTTACCGACATTACTGCCGGTTCACCGGTCTGGCCATGTAACGCCAAAGGTCAGTGCTTTGTCGATATCTATGGCATCGCCCAGCATAGCTTCACGCAAGGCTGGGGCGCTATTGGCGACACCGCCATGGGCCGGCGAACCATCAACAACGATGACGACCATCAGCGCTTCAAGGAAATCGGTTTCGAAGAGCAGTGGGGTATCAATGGCGTCCGCGACGCCAATGGTCTCTACTCCGGTATTGTCCAGGCCACCGTGGCATGGAATCCGGACGGCGCTCCAACCGACATCGCTGTCGGCTGATCGCCTTGGTTTGACTAAACACCAAGCCTCGTTCATCATTCGCCGGGCATCCTCACGGGTGCCCGGCTTCTTCACACCAAACCATCCCCCTCTTTTATGTTCCAACTCCGCTTCCTCATCGGCTCTCCTCGACGCCTATCTGCGCACATTTTCTGCCACCGCAACTTCCGTGGCCAGCGCACCGGTCCCGATGACTTCCACCCGGAGTTCAAGACATTTATCTGCCAACCGTCCGAGGGCCGCACCAGCTACCAACTCATGCTGGAACTGATGCGCCACGCAGCCGACCACCAAGTCGGCTCCCAACTTTTCCCCATCGTCGAACTATTCGACCCCGAAACTGGCGTGCGCGCCAAACTGGACGGCACCGAAGTCATCCTGCGCCGCTCCGACATCGACGCAGCCCAAGCCATGATGGCCGAGCAACTACCGCCAGCCACCATCGATGACGGTTCACCAAACGCTGAAGCACCAAACACACCGGCTGACACCCAGCCAGAAGACGTGCCCCCTGAAGGCACCCCGGAAACGCTCGAGCAGATCATCATCAGGATGCTGGCCGAAGGCGCCAGCAACAAACTGACCGCACCCATGCTGGCCGACCGCCTTGGCATAGATGCCGCCGTCATTAAAACCACCGTAGCGGAATCCACGCTGCTACAAAACAAAGGTGGATGGATCAGCGCCGTCACCGCCAACTAACCCAGACCACACGCCATGCCAGCCGCCTCTATTTTCCGAGACTACGCCATGGCTTACATCGGCCTGTCCAATAGCGCCCTGATCCCTGCCAATGCGTCCACACGCATGATGCAGGACTTTAACGCTGCCTTGCAGGAAATCTTCGCCAATGTCCACCGGAACAAGGTCAGCCTCCAAGTGCGTGGACCCACAGCCATCACCATCGGCCAGGTCACCAACGGCAGCACAGCGATCACTTGCACGGACTTTCGCGATTGGATGCTTGGCTGCACCGTGGTGATCAGTGGAGACGGTCTCCAGAACCAGTTCGAACTCGACGGAGCCACATGCAGCCTCAATGCCCCCTACCAAGGCACCACGGCCAGCAACGTGACCGCCACCGTTTATCAGGACGCCCTCAACACCACGACTGAAGTCAAAGCCGTTTATCCGCCAAGCCTGCTGAACAACCAGTACTTCGTGGATATGCTCGACAGCCGCACCGCCATGGTCGGCCAAAGCGCCTTGCTACGGGACAACTACACCCTGCCCATCAAGCCTGTCCGCCGGCCACAATCGTCGATCCTCGAAGACAGTCTGCCTTACATGGTCACACCGACCACGCGCATCACCTTCGACAGCCTGCCCGACACGAGTTATATCTACAGCTTCGAGGCTGAACTCGCAGCACCGCGCATCGCGTCGTGGTCGGACACGCGCACCTACTTCATGCCGGGCAACGAGGATGAATCCATCCTGTTCCCCTGGGCTTTGTTTAAGTTCATGTCCTGGCCCCAATTCCTCCAGGACCCAAGCACCCGCAATGCCGTCGCCCAGGCCGCACAGGCCGCGTCAGCGCGGTGGAAGAGCGCCACCAAAGGATTCACCCACACCAACGTCGACGTGACCTCATGGTGAGGCGCGCGGCATCCCGCAGCCATGCCCACCACACCCATTAAATCGTTCGGACCGGTCTCCAGTCTCACAGACTCGACTGAAATTGGCGTCAACCTGACGACCGCCATGAACCTCCTGCTGCGCCCGAACAAAGGGTTCCGAGGGATTCCAGTGTACTACCGGCTCTTTGGCACAGGAAACACCGTGTCGATGCAGGACACCATCCGAGCCTTGACTTTTGGCACACCCACACCTGTAGCCATCGGCGACACACCAGAACGCCGAACCGCCAACAAGACCGTTGCCATCCAGGTCGCATGCCAGGCCAAAAACTTCCTGCTGCTGTATGACCTGACCGCCACCACCAAGCCCTGCCGCGGCTGGTTCTACCTAGGCGAGAAAGGCACCGTGCCCAGCACTCTCGACCTCGACGACGGCGTAGGCCTGACATACACCGTGCTGGCCGTTGGCCTCAACGCCGGCGCACGCTGGTATGGCACCCGGACGTACAGCCAGTGGTTGCTCGGCAACGGCGTCGACGAGAACGTCTGCGTGCAGATCAACCGCACCGCTTATCCTGGCGTCTGGCGAAAAGCAGCCAGCAACGCCAAGCCCTCGGCACCAGTCATAAGCACCGTTGTCCCAAGCAGCAGCGCCCTCGTGCAATCCAGTTGGACAGTGGACAACCGGCTCAAACTGACCGCCGACGCGGACAACTACCCAGGAGCCAGCGGCAACGACCGCATCCGTGTCACCATTACCCCTACCGTGGCCGCACTGACCTCGGTGCTGACCGGGTCTGGAACACCGACCACCGACCCTTTCAATTACAGCATCACTGGCGGAATGTCCGGAACCGCTACCTACCCGCAGGCCGACGTCATCAAGTCGTTCATTAACCTAGACACTAAGATCCTGAGCATCCTGCAAGCCTCCTTGGTTTCCAGCGATGCACCCATCACCAGCCAACAGGGACCAACCCTGCTCAGTGGCGGCACAGGCACCGGCACCAGCAGTGGATTCAGCGACCGCACCGCCACCGTGATCGCGCGCTACTGGGACCCAGGCACCGAAGGTCTCGGATACGAAGGCATCAGCAGCGATGACAGCAACACCCTGATCATCTCCGCAGCGCAAAACTTCGACATCCGAGTCAGGATCACACCGGACCCGAACGCCGAAGGTGGCCGCTTCCCGTTTATCCGACTGTACCTAAACTTCACCGACTCATCCGGCACCGAGATTTTCAGTCTGATGAACCCAAACGACCCGATCCCTAACACGACGCCGACCGGAAAGACGTTCTCGGTCAATGTCAGCACCGATACGCTGACCACCACCACGGCCCACGGACTGGCCGTTGGCGACATCGTGCGCGTCTCGACCAGTGCCACTCTGCCGGCGCCGCTCCTCGCCAGCACGGACTACGTGGTGCAAGCAGTCCCATCCACCACAACTCTCAAACTGACCGCCGTTGCTGGTGGCGCCGCCATCAACCTGACCACCACCGGTACTGGCGTCCAAACCCTGACACCCCAGCGCACCGTCACGCTCGGCACCGAGTCCGTCATCGGACGCGCGATGTCTGAAGACCAAAACCGCCCATTGCCACACCAGCACCACTGCCTTGCCAACAGCCAGGTCTGGCGCGCTGGCGTCACCGGCTACCAAGAACGCCTCTACGCCAGCAAGCCCGCCGAAGTGGACGAACTGGTGCCCGAAGGCTGCTACACCGACGACTTCACCAATGTGCAGTCCACGACCAGCGCCGCCGGATCCTCTGAGATCACCGCGCTGTACACCGATGGCTCACGGCTGCACTTGCACACCTTGGCCGGCATCCTCCTCAAAGACCCCACGGCACCGCTGGAGCCATCCCGCGAACCCCAGGTCGCCACCGGCGCGATCAACGGCACCTGCATGGTCGCCATGCCCGATCGCCGAATCTTCTACGTCGGCTCCGACCTCAGCCTCGTGGCCTTCGATGCCAGCGTGCAACTCCAAGAAATCGTCGGCACAGCTAGCGTGGTCAGCGCGCAGGCCACCGCCTACATCCGCGCTCGCGTGGACACCAACGCCATCGCCGCGAACAACGACCGTGCGCATGCCTTCATCGACGCCGTCGGCCAGCTTCTCTGGTTCTATTTGCCCGGCACCAGTGGCACCCTGATCGGATTCGCCTACGACCTGATGACCAACGGCATCGTTGGCGAGTTCACTTACCCCAAAGTATACGCCAGCACCATGCTGGAGAAGACTCGTCCGGAAATCATCTTCGCCGACGAAGACGCCAACCTGTTCTGGACCGATCCAACCACCCAACCAGATCACCAGGACAACTACGGCTCGCAGGGAGCCTTCGCACCACAGGCAATCGGTGCTGCCATCCCTGTCGCCGACAACGGATATGGAAACGTGATCTACGACGCCGGCGCTGGTAGCAAACGCTACCTGCGCGCCTACCAATCGATTCTTGAAACGGGATACTGGGATATGGGCGACCCATCGAAGAAGCGTGCCTTCCTCGGTTTTCTGTGGCGGACGATCAACAACAGCCGCTGCATCGTGACCATCACCCTGAAGACGCTGGACAACCAGACCCAGTCCTTCACCTTCGGCGATGTCGGCGACTACGCAGCCGCTGCCAGAGCACCCCTGATGCTGAGCGACAGCGCCATCAAGGTCCGCATGACCATCCTGAGTGCCGAACAGAAGTCCTGGGCATTCCGTGACGTTGCCATCGACTGGGCCGCTCAAAACTTCGCCAGCCTCTAAGGTTTGACAACACGTCATACCTTGCACAAAATGGAAGTCCCCACGCAGGACCAACTCCATCTATGCACCGCCATGAAATAATCCCACAGCACCGTGGCGACGAGCACGGACACCCATCAAGCCGCACGGCTGACTGGCAGAGTCTACCGTGCGGCAACTTTTCTTCACACAATCAAATCCAGCCATGAGCCTTCCAGCAATATGCACCTGCCCCACAGTCCCGTCAGCGGACTGTCCATTTCACCATGCCAACGCTCGTTGCGCTTCGGTTGACGCGATCTTGGCCGACGACACTGGCGACAGCACGTTGATTCACAAACTCGCCAACCGTGCGCGGGAAATGGAGGCGCTCGCAAGCGCGCTGATGAGGACATGCTACGACGAGGCAAACCGCCTTGCCAATCATGGGAGTAGCGGCCTCGAAAAAAGGGTGATGTCGCATCTCTACGACGCCGCCAATTCAGCAAAGGAGAAGCTATAATGACACCCCCCACTGAACACGCCGAGCAGCGCGCGCTGATGCAGTGGGCCGCAGCCAACAGCGCCCGCCACCCTGAACTGCGCTTGCTGTTCGCCGTCCCCAACGGCGGAGCACGCAGCCGAGCCACCGCCGGCAGACTCAAGGCCGAAGGCGTCAAGCCTGGCGTGCCAGACCTGTGCCTACCCGTGGCACGTGGGAAATACCACAGCCTATGGCTGGAACTCAAACGCACCAAAGGCGGTCGGGTCAGCCCGGACCAGCGCTGGTGGCACGAGCAACTCACCGCCCAAGGCCATCTAGTCGTCACCGTCAAAGGCTGCGCCGAAGCCATCGTGCAACTGCTGCCATATCTCGCCCAGTCACCCACCAAACGCAGCAAACCCTCCCAAGCTGCACCACCGCCGGTTCCCCCACCTGTCCCAGCCCCCGCAATACCAGCCTCCAAAGCACGAGTCATCGACTACACCCGTAAACCTAAACTCACATGGCCATCCTCGAAACCATCCGCAGGCTGCTAGGCAGCGCCAGGAAACCCATCGCCGCCATCCCACTGGCACCACCCGAAACCGTGAAGATCGAAGTGCCGGCGCGCAAAGAACCGGCATTCGTGCCCAAATCGCCATGGGACATTGGCAAGATGAGCCGCGCTGACTTGGAGGAATACATCCACCACGAGGACTCGCGAGCAGACACCGCACGCAAGGTGTCCGAAGGCATCAGCAACCAAATCGACGAGTTGCTCGCCCATACGATCAAGAAAATCGAAGGGACCGAATATATCTCGTCTCACGATCTCCAGAAGTATGGCCGACGCCTGTGCTGCCCGGAAACCGGCATCGATACCTACCTATGGCACAGCCAACCCATCCTCGTGGTCAACTGGCGTCCCGAACAGGAAAACGGCAAAGGACTCCGGCTCGCTGAAATTAAGGTGTTAGCATGAGCGGTTTGACAACCGTCAAACCTGAGCAATCCTAAATCATGCCCTACGCCGACCCAGAAGAACAACGGAAGTTCGTGGCTGAATACTACCGGAAGAACCGCGAGCGGATCCGCTTGTCGCGACTGCAAAAGCGCCAGGCCGATGTCAGCAAGGAGCGATCACGCTCGACCACCAACAACCGCGCCGCTGGCCGGCAGGAACGCACCAAGGGCAAATACGCCATCCCTGAGCTTCACATCACCCCAGAGCGCGGATGGCACCTGCTACAGGGCCGACTCTACTTCTCCACGCTCAAAGGTTTCACGCTCGAGGACGTGCAGGCCATCCTCGCTGCCGCAGAAAAAGCCCAAGCCCGCATCGACAACGCCAAAACCAAGAAGCACAAGCCATGAAACTCTACCTCACTATTTTAGCCACCGCCGTTACTGTCGCTGCCCTCGCCAGCATCGCCACCATCGCCAGCGCAGACCTGCCGTGGAAAGGCATCATCTATGACGCCCAAGGCTACCCGCATTCCGGCATCCTGGAATCCTACGTGAACGGCAAATACAAGTTCATCGAGAAAGGAGACGCGCGATACTACACCATCGACGAGCTAAATCCGGTCACCCGCGCCGAAGTCGGCCTGACGAACAACCCTGAAGACCAAGCCGCGCTCAAATTGGACCTGATCCGCCGCGAAAAGAACGCCACCATCGAACGCGCACGCAAGGCCATGCAAGCAGCCGCTGCCGCCGAATACCGAGCCAGTCTGGAACAAAAGGCACGGGAAGCCAAAGCCGACGCACAGACCGCCGAAGCATTGCGCATCGAGCGCCGCAAGGCCGAAGCTCTCGAAACCCTCGCTCGCGAAGCCGAGTTCCGTCGACTACTCGGCAGATAACCCACAGCGCCAGTCACCGCTGGCGCTTTTTCGTTGCCACACAGTTCGACTAAACAACTAACCATGGCACGCCCAAAAACCCGCAAATCACCCAAGCCTAAAGCAGACCTGACCGCCCGCCAGCACTTCACCGGCTGTCAAAAGGGCGGCGCTGCCGAGCGCTACAAGGCGTTCGCTCGCTGCGTGTTTGCCGGCATGACCAACCTTGAGGCATGGCTCAAGATCCACGGCTGGACCAAACCGAGGCACAAAGTCAACGACGCAACCCAGGCCTCACGCCTGCGCCGGCACCCAAAGGTGATCGCCGAGTTAGAACGCCTCACCCAACTGCACGCCGCCGAACTGGCCGCAAAAGCCAAACAAGCCGAGAATGACCGGGCAGCAGCCGAAGCTGCCGCCATTGCCACCCGCGAGGAAGTCCTCAGATTCCACACCGCTGTGATGCGCGCCTCATCCTCGGAGATCACAGCGGAAACTAAGCACCTAATCCACACCGTCGAAACCAAACGCCTCGCCCCACCGAAATACGACAAGGATGGCGAGGAGATTCCAAACCCGGATGCCGACCGCGAAGGTTACGTCACCGACCTCGTGCGCCGGCCACCCGACCTAAAAGAGCGCATCAAAGCTGCCGACAGCCTGACCGCCATGCAGGCCTGGGCCAAACCGGACCCATCTCTCGCCCACGCCCTCGACCCACTCGCCGAACTGCTCCGGGAAATCCGTGGCGGAGGCAAAGCCTGACAACCCACCAAACTCTATACACGAAAAACCCGCACTTTTCCGTGTAGCCAACAATCCTCCCAAAAATGCATCTCGTCACACCCTGCACTGCCCACAACTACTATGGCGGCACGCCCGGCCAACGGTACCTCATGGACAATGATACCGCGGCAGATCAAGCGCGCCGTGGATTCTGCGCAGAAACGGAACCGTATAACCCAACGTCTATCCCGCTGAATCTGGACCAACCACCGAAACGGCTGCTGATCTTACGCTGCGGAGGATATGGCGACGTGCTGTTTCTAACCCCATCACTCGTCGAGCTCCACCGGCGATTCCCTGATATGGAAATCACCGTGGCCACCAACCACACTCGTGACGCCATCCACTCGCCCAGGCTGGACCATGTCAAAATCACAGCCTACCCCGTCCACGAGTCATTGCTCAAACAGTTCGACGCGGTCGTGTGTGGCGAACTCATCGCTACCAGCACCATGGAGCACGACGCGATTGCATACTTTGCATGGACGCTAGGGCTGGTCAGCGAGGAGGTACTGCACGGGGAAATGGCACCAGCCTTCGACTTACACCCCGTTTACGACATCGAGCCGAACGACTTGGCCCAGGCATGGGCTGACTGGCCGCGCAATGGCACCCGACCACGCATCGGCATCCAGGCCGAATCCAGCGGGAAAAATCGGACCTACCCAGTCAACATGACGGCTCAACTCATGGAAATGCTCATCAAGCAAGACCACTGCGACGTGTTCCTGTTTGGCGTCCCCAGCCCAAAGCAGAGCGTTCAGATCCCGCACTTTTACCCGCTGCCACTGCTCAACCCGGCGCCCAACTACACCGAGTCCTGCGCCATACTCGGCACCATGGACGCCCTTATCGCGCCGGACAGCAGCCTGTGCCACATCGGCGGAGCCATTGGCCTGCCTGTGATTGCGCTATACGGCGCTTTCCACTGGAGGCAGCGCGTTGGATACATGCCGAGCGTGAAACCCATCCAGGGCTTTGCTAAATGCGGCCCCTGCCGATGGCACTATAAAAACGACCAATACTTCCCGCCAGACCAAGCATGCAGCCAGAAAGGCTACTGCTCCGCCATCGCCCAAATCACCCCAGATCGCATCCGCAAGACTCTCTGGACGCAGATAGAAACCGCAGCACAACGAACCGATTATGTTTAGACTCTACAACATCGCCCAAATCATGGGCCTCAAACCTCGCGCCGTCGCAGAAATTGGCGTCAACGAACCTCATCTGTCTGCCCTGAAAGAATTCCACGGGCAATGCCCCATGATCCTTGTCGAACCACTGGCCGACTGCGCCAGCGCCCTGATCCAAGCCTACCCACAGGCACGGGTGATCTGCGCAGCCATCGCCGACCAGACCGGCACAGCCAAGTTTTACCCACACGGACAATGCTCATGGCTGCTGGAGTTGCCGCGTACCCCAGCGCTCGACGAGGACCACGCCGTGATCGATCCCGGCCACATCGTGGACATCGCCACCCGCCGGTTCGACGACATCGACCCCGGAAACCTGGACATCGTGGCCATCGACACGGAAGGAGCCGAGTGGTTTGTCCTGAAACACATGATCAGCCGGCCCAAGTTGCTATGCGTCGAAACGCACAACCCATCCGGTCGCTACCAAAACCCCTACCGTGCCGAGATCGAAAACTGGACCCGTGAAAACGGATACCTCAAACTGGGCGAGGAATTCGCCGATTCACTCTACGCGCTGCCATGACACCACAACCCTGGCATGCGCTGAATAATTCCTGCGCGGGCAGACCGGCGCTCCTCATCGGTAAAGGTCCAAGCCTCCAAGTATGGCTGGACCATGGCTCTCCAATACCGGACGACGCCGTCCTCATCGGCATCAACCATGCCGCTGCAGCCACCCCATGCGACTATGCCGTCACCACTCACGGCTCCGAACCGTGGCTTGAAGCTATCCCCACAAAATGGGTGGTCGGACTGCCATTCTCGCCATACACGACCGCGCCGGCCTGCTGGCAACGACCCGCATGGTGCCCGCATTGGTTCCTCCACGTTTGCGGATGGCACTTGCTCGACCAGACCCGCGAGCAGATCGCCGACCTGCACTCACTCTGGAACCACACCTCATCCGCGCACCCAGGCATCCACCTCGCTTGGTACCTCGGTTGCACCAGCCTCACCCTCGTTGGCATCGATGGTGGCGGAGGATATGCAGACAACGTCAAAGAATTATGGATGCCGCCTGGACCAGATGCCGCCTACGCATCCATGCGCCAGTCAACCGAGCGCGCATGCAACCACCTGTTTGGCACCGCATGGTCACACTGGGGCCAACCCTGACAAAACTAGACAAACGCCGCCGAACGGACGCTGCACCGAACTGAGCTGAGGCTCAGTCGGTGAGCTTGGCGTTCCCACCCACATCAACCAACGCCATGGCCACACTGGTCGGCGGCACAGGTCTCACCTTGCGCACCG